TTATGTAGTGACAAGCCAGCTAGGTTTCGAAGCGCTGTTGGCAAAAAAGCAGGTATATTGTTTTGGTATACCATTTTATGCTGGATGGGGATTGACGCACGATCACTTGATCTGTGACAGGCGAGGCATGTCTCGTTCACTACAGCAGATCTTTTTTTCAGCTTATATAAAATATCCGCGATATATCAATCCATACACTGGAGAATGTTGCGAGATTGAAGACACTATGCGTCTCCTTTCGCGGGAGAAACATAATCTCGAGCGTTATAGAGCTTCCTGATACGGTTGAGATCCTACAGAACTCGATATCAACCACAGTAAAAAATTTATAATTATTTTGGTAAAGCAGAATAGGGCGATTTTTACCTAAACTTTTACCTGCAACAGAAATGAAAAAGGCTCGCATTTCTGTGAGCCTTTATAACTTACTGCCTTGTAAGTAGAATTTTGGAGCGGGAAACGAGATTCGAACTCGCGACCCCAACCTTGGCAAGGGGCTTTCTCCTCTAGGCGCCTCGGCGATACAATAAAATACTACACTTAAATACACGGATTTCAACAATAAAAAACCCGCCAGGGCAAAACCAAAGCGGGTTTCAGTCCACCGGTTACCCAGTGGGCTTACCTTAATTTCAAGGTCAGTCAGGCTTTTTCATGTAGGCACTAAGCAACCCCTGATACATTTCCTTGATTATTTTCATATCTTCATAGATTCCCTTGCCAAGGCCACTAAGGGTCTTTTCTGCTAATGGTTGATTCACATCTATTTCAGACATCAAGTCAGCAATACCCATAACCCTGTTGCAAGAAGTCCAAAATACTGTTTCATCTGTTGGATCAGTTTTAGCTTCACTCATGACTGTTTCTCCTTATGTAGTTATGCCTCCAGACCCGGGACTAATCGGTAATAGGAGGCGTTGGCAGGGTTAGTCCTACCGCCATAAGGAGCGGCCAGCCCGAAGGCTGCCCCACCAACGCCAAAAGCGTGCATAAAAAAACCAGCGCAATGGCTGGTTACTATGCGCCTTATGAAACGGGGGACTAATCCCGACAACCAGATTTTGCTGATTGCATTCACAGAATATGCCGAGTACGGAAATTGGTCAAGTCCTGTGCTGGCTATTGACCATCTGCCAGATCTTCTCTTTTCTTCTCCAAAAGAAGAGCCTGTGATTTTAATCCGCCAACTGTGAGATCAAAATTCACTCGTCCAATGGTAGAGGCCGAAAGGTAAAAAGGTTTATCAGCATTTAAATCAATATAATTGGCTGAATAAGAGAGCCCCATTAATCTACCTGCCATAGCATCCTTATATAATTCAGCAATTTGATTGATTAAAGCTTCTTTGCTGCCAATTGAAGCTATCGGAAAGCCCAACAAGCCCAGAGACTGGTCCAATATTTCTTCTGCATCAATCATTCTTTGCTCCCTGATTTTTCTGCCATTGAGTTGAAAACTTTCAAAATCTGCTGCCTTAGTTCTTCGCGTAGCTCGGGAGTATCGAGGACCATATTGACCTTTATATTGAGCTTTTCCTGCTCAAGTTCTTTCATGGCTTCTTTTGCTCTTTTTAGCGCATCAGTCATGTCAATGGTTTTGATTTTCGGATTAACATCTTCAAGCATTTGGTTAAATGCCTGCTCAATATCCCTTGTGTTTTTTCCGGCAATAATCCCTTCAGCAAGCTGTTGCATGTTGAAAAAATCTTTTCCTATAGAACCACCGAGTCCATATCGAATAGCTTTCATGTCATCAGCGAATTTTCTAAGCTCCGCGCCTGTTTCAGTAAATCGCAATACTGTGAAATTACCCATGTAGGTAGTAATAGCCTCAAGCACTGTTGCTATTGCAGCGCCTCCAAGTTTTACTGATATTACAAGCCCACCCCAAGCCAACTTTATTGCATCTACACCTTTAACAACGCCAACGGTAACAAATCTTGTGGCGCTTATAATGTCCGAACTCAATTCATCCGCTCTTCCAGAAAGGCCTTTTATTGCCTCTGAAGCCCTCCCCAGAATTGTCTGTATGGCTTTACCTATACCAGACTCATACAGTTTATTAGCTAGTGCGCTGATATTGTCCTTCAGGTTTGAAAAAGCACCGCCAACAGTATCCATCTGCTTTTCCATGCCACCAGCAAACTGCACATTGCCGATATTTCTCAGATAGGCCTCAATCTCCGTGGCATTCTTTCCGACTGTTTGTGTGACGCCCTGGAAGGTTAGAGACACATTCTCACCCTCAGAACGCGCCTTGATACCGAACTCTTTCAATCGCTCAAATTCGCCAACTGCCGCATCGGCTACCGCCTCGACAAACTGATCCAGTGTCTTTCCCATGGCACTGGCTGTGTTGCCATAGGAGCGCAGTGCTTCTTCTGAAGGATCAAGCCCGAGCGCCTTGAGCTTGATAAATGCCTGGGTGATCTCCTCGATTGAATAGGGTGTTTCCTTGGCAAAGTCAGTGATCAGTTGGAAAGCCTGCTCGGCAGCTTCAGCAGAACCGGTAACTGTTTCCAGACTGACTTTCAAAGATTCAAAACTGGACCCGATATTGATCACCGAGCCCAACAGGCCGCCGATAGTTGCTGTTAGAGGTAAAAATGCCCTTTTACCAAGATCTAGCAGTGACTGAAACGACGAGCTAATAACCAGTGCATATTTCTTTATTTTCGAAGCTGATTTACCAGTTGCGCGCTCTACCTCTTTGATCGATGAAGTAACTCTTCTGTGTTTACCAGTAAACCTGTCTTTCAGTTCATAGGCCAGTTCAACAATACGATCTTTGATGCTCATAGTCTTCTATTCCAAAAAGTTCTTATATAGGAAGGGACGCAACGTGGACCAGAAACACCGCCTGGCTCATGAGTTGCACCGCATGGCCATAAACCCATGCCATGATGACCGACTTTTTACCAGATCGGCCAAGCTGGCTGTAGAGGCAAAAAAGAAATGCCTTGGCTTATTAGACCTTATGTTGTCAGGGCATCCTGCATGGCCGCGAAGGCTTCCGCATGACGGACAGCAATATCAATGTCTTGCAATGCGACCACGCGAATTGAGCCGCTGTTACTGAGGCTATAAGGGTCAACCATCAGATCCAGGCCGCCCCATTCACCGATCAGCAGGTTATCCCATGCGCCAAACAGGATTGCAGAGCAAACGCCAGTGCTGGAACCTTTATCCAGATCGCTGGGCACCTGGTTTGATACAGCTGCTCGGAATCCCAACATCCGGCCAACGTCGATATCCATGCCGGGCTCCCATACAAAACCGGCACCAGCATCACCGCTGACTTTGGTGGTTTTCAGCAGCTTGCCGCGAACAGCTGAGTTCGTGATAAAACCCAATGCGCCCTGGTCGGCGTTTTCTGCTGCAATAGCACTCAACAGGTCCACAATATGCTCGTAGGTCGGGGCAAGACCATTTGCACCACCGGCAACATCGCCGATACCGGTAGTATTCAAAATGCCGGTAGGCTCAGAACCAGAACCAGAACCATTGATCGCTGCACGGTCTATTTCCAGGGCTACAACGGTAGCCAGATCGGACCGGACAAGGTTTTCAATATCCATGCTGGATTGCAGCATCAGTTTGCGTGTGAAGTCTGTATAACCGCCAACGGTCTTTGGTGTCATGCTGATCTGATCAAAGGCCTGCTGTGATTCAGTTACAACACTGCCCTCTGAAACCCAATAGGCAGTCGATGAACTGGTTTGCCGGGGGATAGCTACATTGCCAACCAGGCCGGACATAACCTTAGCGCCTGCCCGGATAACCTGGACGCGATTGCGAAGCATGGCAATAAAATCACTGGCCAGCAGATCGGTTGCCACGGTATGGCCACCGGCTGTTGCAGTGCCGACGCTCAAGTCGCGTGACAGATCGCCCACGGGGATGAATACGCCCTGTGGTTCACGGCCAAGCATGCGCGCCATAGCCTGGGAGGCTTCCAGTTCAAGGCCACCTTCACGCATGGCATATTTAGGATCAAGCTGGCCACGGATAGCACGGACAAAGCTATAATTTTCGATCTCGCGGCCTGACATGCCGATTGTGGAATCAAGCTGGCGGTTAGGTGGTGCCGGTGGCATCGCATCGCGAAGCGCCTTTCTGAATTCATCAGGGTGCCTGTCACTGGCGATAAATTCGCGCGTCATTGCCGGGTCAGCATTGTAAAGCTCAGCCAAGCGGTTGATCGCTTCAGCACGATCAATTTCCCGCTGGAGGGAATGCTTTTCACGGCGACGTTCGCTGCGGGTCATTTTTTCATTGTCGTTTTCAATTGTTTCAGTACTCATGTTATTTCCTCGATGTGATCGGCCAATACCAACCGTAGGATCAGCAGGGACGCTGACCAGTGAAACTTCGTAAGGCATCCATTTTGTTGCCCGGTAAATCCCGTCCGCATCCTCCTTTCCTTCAAGGATCTGATAGCCGATTGAGATATGCCGCAAAACGCCTGCTTTTACGTCCTCCCATAAACCATCAGCGCGACTGCTAAAACGCAGAACACCACGCAGCTTGCCGCCTGCAATCTTGAGGCTTTCAACAATGCCGACTGGTGTTTGCTGTGTGTCGTGCGATGTAAGAAGGGGGAAAGGTGCCCGTGACAGATCCACCGCTTTCGCGGTGTGAACCAGGACTTCACGCCCAAAGGAACGATCAACGGGAAATTCACTGGATAACGACGCTTCTACGGTGCGCCGTTCATCGTCTGCTCTGTTAAGGTCAATAGTGGCCTGTCGGTAAACTAATTCACTCATGGTGAATCCTCCTGCCAGGCACAAAAAAAGCGGGCCTGGTCAACATAATCCACCCTCAAAAAAAGAGGGGCTCAAACGTTGCCGGGTCCGCCTTGCGACCTTCGCTCCTTGCGTACACCAACCAGGCCGACAAGCGCGAAGCAATTGAACCGGTTTTCTGGCTTGGTTCCAGCGAGAAGCAGAAACGAAAGAAAATGAGATCATAATTTTTTTTACTTGTCAATTAATGTCACTGGGCTGGACTTGTTCAGTCTCTTGCTGGTGTACCAGTGCCGCTGACCTTGCTGCCCTTGCTGCAAAATCATCTGGTTCTATCGGGAAAAAACTTAACCATTCCGAGGTTCCCAGATAAAACAATCCACCGATCTTTCGTTCAGGGTCATAGCTTGTAATCACCGAACCATAGCGCCGGGTCAGGTTGCCGTCCTGTAAACATTCGGTCCGAATACCAGGGCAGGCAGGTATGGTTAGATCATCAATTTTAAGTTTCATTTTTCATTTCCTTTTTTTACGTTAAAAGTAATTTTCTGCACCTCCCGGGGAACCGGGGGAGCGCATTCATTCATCAAATTCAAAGGATGGAAAATATTTCTTACTTCCATCATTTGTCACTCAAAAGATATGAAAACTTCGCCATGTCCATTCGAGATAGTTGTTCTTTTGTCTGCGGCACCTCTGAACCGGCATCAACAGCCTGGTCAAAAAGGTCCTCGATCAGCTCATCGTGTCCCTTGAGTTCTTCTCGGTCATTAAGCAAAAAGAAAAACTCATCCAAAGTCGCCGAATACTTCATACATTCCAGTAAAATCTCCCGGGCATGTAACATCGTCCGCCCCGTGAGTGGGTCGTCTAATTCTTGGTTAAGATGACTAATCAGATTCAATGCCTGATCCAGCTCGGCGCGCAGCTCCTTATTTTCATCAGCTGCCTGTTTAAACAATTGGTTTTTAAGGCGTGCCCGGTCCGCATTACGCCCAAGCTCGATTAATACTTTGCGCGGATCCAGGCTGCCATCAGCGAAAGGCGTCACTTTTCCCGTTTTGATCCATTGATTCACTGCTTGGCGGGTTACGCCGAAAAGCTCGGCGACCTGTGATTGATTCAGACGAACCACAGATACCTGGTCTGGGTCGAAAGGCAAACTTGACGTTGACCCTTGGGTGCCGTTTTTATCAGCCATTTTTTACCTCGTGTTAATCTGTAAATCTGTCTGTCACTGTTGCCTATGTGGGGCCTGCAGAACCTAGCGGAATCCCGCGATTCGAATCACCCGTATTCCCGCCTATAGGGAGGACCCGTCGCTCACAATGTCATCAGGTGTTCGGCCGCCGCACAGGTAGCAGATATACATGCCGTCCTCCTGGTTATATTCATAACCGACAACCTGTAGCTCACACTGACAACCATCACATTCCAGCCCATCAGCTGGGGTTATATATTCTTTGCTGTTCATTTCTTTTACCTCTTAATCTCTGGTCCCGGACAAGGCGGACAGACAGGACACCCCCTTAAAGGGGGGTGTCCTGTCCTGTCCGGTCTGAATGTCCCGCGGACAGGACAGGATATTTCAGTCATTTGTCTTGTCCTGTCCTGCATTTTTCTCATTAAAAACAAGCCATACCCAAGAATCGAAAACGGCTATTTTTTCTTTCCTGATCAGGTCTTGAACCAGCCTGGTAAATATTCGTCTGATACTGTTTTTATCTGTGCTGTCTGTGATTCCGCGTCGGATAGCCATATCCCTCCAGACATTCAAGTCGACGACCTTATGCCCCATGCTTATCCTGTTGTGCTTCATGACTTCTTTGGGTGGTAATCTCCCGGATTCTTTGAGGACTTCCCGTAATGCATCAAAAGCAATGTTTTGCGCGGGTGATAATTTGACCCCTTTCGGCTTTGGCTTTTTATCAGAAAGGTCTAACACAATAGATGTTGCTGGCTCGTCTCCATCGCACCATTCATCTGGTAATTCGACTTGTCGAATTTCAAAGGCGAGGGGATCTGGTGGTTCGTGATCTTTTGATTTAGTGCAGGTGATACTGATAAGCCCGCCGCCGTCGCGGTGGATGCTGTACTCAAAATCAGCAGCGCCGTTTAGCACGCTTGACCCTCGCGCACGGTCTTTAGTTTGCAGGCCTGTGTGATGCACCAGGATAACGGCAGCGCCCGTCACCTCGATAAGCGTATCCACGCGCTCGACAACTTTCTGCATATCTGCCGTGAAGTTTTCATCGCCAGGACCAAAGTTACGACTTAAGGTATCCAAAACAATGCAGGCCGGTTTTGTTGGCAGTTTGATCAGGCTTTCGAGAAGTTCCTTAAAGGCCTGCTCATGTAAAAGCTGAGTTGCCCGGTTGCTGATAAAAAAATCAGTCGGCTTAATTGGCTGGTCTCGGTCAACCTCCCAGGCTTTGAAGCGCTTACCCAGGCCAGAAAGACCTTCGCCCGCTATAAGGCAGACGGGGCCCGCTGTTGCGGATAAACCATGAAAGCAGGTACCTGTTGCTATACATGCCAATATATCTGCCACAACAGCTGTTTTGCCGCCACCAGGGGGGCCAAAGATAACGACCAGGTCGCCTTTTTCAAACAGTCCACGAACAATCCATTCTGCTGGTCGCGGGTGCATGGCCTCTGATAAAGGCCGCAGAGAAAAAGCAGACCTAGCTGGGGAGGTTGATTTTTGCGCCATTATTTAGGCCACCCTGGTTCTTTTGATAACTTCTCAAACCTATCGAAGAGCCAGTCTTCAACTATGAAAACATTATCGGCTGGATAGGTAGTGCGCAGCAGTACGACGTTGAGCGCAAGTTCGACAGGCCCATCAATAAACACTTCTCTGGATGGTGATTCGCCAGATAAAAACCGATCATCGGCCATGAATTTTTCATAGCGTATTTCCTGATCAATAAGTGATTCCCAGTCTCGCCCATCATCCGGAAGTAGCTTTAAGGCTTGTTGCTTGAGAAGCTCTAATTCATCCATGCATTAATCATCCAGGCTACGCTGACTTTCTCGCTGGAAGATTTCCAGAACAACCCAGTCAATATCAGGGCCGACCAGGTTAGGGCGGTGCCCGCGACCGACGATAAACTGGCCTGAATCGATAAGTGCTTTTCGGTGTTTTCGAACGAACCAATCCAGTGAGGCATCGGTTGTGAAAATATGACCGCCTTGAGTCTTGCGCCATTTTTTGGCAGGCTGAAAACTTGAAAGCGGTGTGTTAGTAGGTGCGTCTTGCATTGTCTATCCTCGTGTTGTGCGCCCGTCACGGCTTGCAAACAAGGATAGAACGGTGTTGTAGTAAAACCCTAGGGAGGTTTTTTTCTCACAAAATCAGCTATCGACCGGCGTAGTCTTTTTTTAACTGCCTGATTCTGTCGTAAACATATTCCGATTTTATCGCGGCCAATTGCTTCTCATAGCCAGTTAATTGGCTTTTATCAGCTGACTGTAAGTCTTTATGGTAGGCCTCACAGGCGGCCTTTAACGAAAGCTTTTTTGAAGCGAAGTGAAAATCATCAAAGTTATCATCAAATGTCGAGTGATCCGGCGCGACTCTTTTTAAGTCAACACAAAGTAGTACATGCAGCTTGTCAAAGTCCGGAATAGCCTGTCGGTTTTTCAACACCGTGATCAGGATGTCATTGGGCACAGGGTAGTCCTGCTCAAGCGCCGAGATCACCAGGTTATACAACAGCCAGCCAAACCCTGGCTGACCGCTGCTATAACCTTTATAGGCGACCCGTATCGCCTCTCCCCAGTCTAACTGCCTATCCATGATCAAACACCCGGGCGATAACGGCGCGTTTGTCGTCGACATTGGCGTGCATGTAACGTGCAGACGCGGTCAGGGTTTTATGGCCCATAACGGCCATGATTTGCGCCTGGTTGGCTCCGCTTGAGGCCAACGCATGGCCGCAGCCGTGGCGCAGCTGGTGAAAGTTGCGCCCCTCAAGACCGGCCTCTTTGCAGACCTTGTTCCAGATCCGCCGCCAGCTGTAGGGCTGTCCGAACTTACCGGCAAACACCAGGTTATCGAGATCCTTGCCGGTGAGTTTATCCAGGGCCTTGACCAGACGTGAAGAGAGTGGGGATATAATCGGGTCGCCGTTTTTGGTGCATGTCACGCGGACGGTTTTGGCCTCGAGGTCGACATCGCGCCAGGTGATCTCCATCAGGTTGCCCACGCGCAGGCCGGTGTGATAGGCAAACAGGATCAGCGCCTCGAGCTTGCCCCACTTGGTATCGAGTAGCCGCGCCACTTTGATCAGGCGCTCGACCTGTTCGGTTCGCAGGTAGCGTTCTGGATCGGCTTTTTCCGGGTACTTTTCAATGCCCATGGTCGGAGCGACAAACGAGCGGGGCAGCAGGCGCAGGCGCTTGGCGTATTTATACAGCGAGCCTAACTGGGTGATATAGCGGTTGATACTGGCTCCTGACAGGGGTTTGCCTGCCTTGGCCTTTTCTTTGCCGCGTCGCGGCTTTAAGCGGCCACGTTCGGCCAGACGGACCAAAGCCGCGTCCACATCATCGTCGGTAATCTCGGCCAGCTGTTTGTGGCCAAACTGCTCAGACCAGAAGGCGCACCGTGAGACAGTGGCCTGGTCAAATTCACGCGAGGCCAGGAAAGCCTCGATGGTAGTTTCAAGTGTTGGCATTTTCAGTGCTCCTTGTGGTGCGAAACGATCAAAACCCTAATTTCGGGTAACAATCGCCGTGACGGCGCACATTTGAGGAGTTAAATCAAACACTTACAAAAATTTGGAGCGGGAAACGAGATTCGAACTCGCGACCCCAACCTTGGCAAGGTTGTGCTCTACCAACTGAGCTATTCCCGCAAAGAAGCGCGTATTCTATGCAATTCGCCTGTCATGTCAAGCATCTTAGAGAAATTTACCAGATTC